GATACAACCATAGGCATCAAAATCTATCTTATCGATATCCTCTGATTTATTTCTATCACCTTGTATTATGTTAACTCCATCAGGACCTGTTCCACTTCGATTAAAGACATCAACATTATATCCTTGTTCCAATAATTTAGGAACTAATGCCTTACCTACGAATCTATTACCACCAAAAACTAAAACATTTTTTCTTTGTTCAAGTTCTTGTAGTCCCATCACTTCTTCTAAATCCATTAAATTAACTCCTTGATTTCCTCAATAGTGAATTGTTCTGCTTCATTGGAATACAATCCGTCTTCTGATATCTTTTCGTGTAGATTCTCTCCGACTTGTAGTCCAATAGTTTTCACTTTTAACTCTTTACCCTCTGGCAAATACTTTTCTGCCATAGCATCAAGTAAATTACCCATACTCATTGACTTCATACTTGGGAAGTGGAATTGACTATTAGTTGCATTTTCCATACAATCAAATATCAAATCAACTGCTTGATTCAATGTCCAAAAGTATCTTGTAGCTGCAGGGTCAGTCACAATAATTTCTTCACCTTTTTGTAGTCTGTCTTTCCAAATACACAATACTGAACCTGTTGAGTACAACACATTACCATAACGAACTATTCTGAATTTAGTTTGTGGATAATCTTGTTCAAATTGTGTAAACATTCTTTCCATTAGATATTTAGTTGCTCCGTATGTTCCACTAACTTGAGCTGCTTTATCTGTTGAGATACCAATAACGAACTTTACATCATTTTTTACTGCTTCTTCCAAAACATTCATACTACCAATAACATTAGACTTGATACACTCTCTACCTTGAGTTTCTGCTAACCCAACGTGTTTAAATGCTGCCAAGTGAAATACACCTGTTATACCTTGCATTAATCTTGGTAGTGTGAAATCATCACAAATATCACCTGTATGGATTTCTATTCGTCCATTTCTACTTTTGTATTGATTCTTTAATTCTATTAATTTACCCTCATTTCGTGATACTGTAACTACATCACCACCTTGGTCTAATATTCTTTCTATTAGTTCTCCACCGAGAAATCCTGCTCCACCTGTTATCAAGTATTTTTTACCTTTTTCTATTTTAATCATTATTGATTCTCCTTATTAGTTCGTTTGCTGCGTCAACACAAGTATCTATTTTACCTGAAAATAAACTATAAACATTTCCACCCTCGTGATTAACCAAGGTAGGTCTTGCGTCGTCGTGGTCTCTATTTGTTAGTACGGTTCTAATGGTATACATAGAACCTATGTGTTTTAGTTTGTCAAAATCTTTAAAGAACTTTTTACCTGTTTCTATAAACTTATCTATTTTGGTGTGTTTTGGATTTTCTATCACACCTTTGTTCAAATACTTTGTGTATCTATGTGGCCAGAATGCCTCAGTTCCCTCGTTCCAAGTATGGATTGCGTGTTTTACATTACCCAACACGTGATTTCTATCTCCATATGGGTCTAAACACATAAATGGCCCATCCATAATCACTATACTTTTACCTTGATATTTTCTTGGTAATCTAACGACTGGCTTTTCACATAACTCATATTGATATCTTTTCTTTTTATCAAGTAAATCATTTAACTTTGAGTAAGTTGCAATCACAACTATATCAAAACCTTTGAAGTCATCTTTGGTTGTTGTTTTGTTTTTCAAAACTTCTACCCCACTACTCCATAATTTATCTCTGACTGCCTCGTATAATTTATAATTGTCAAACAATTCTTCCTCTACTTTGATTGTGACATCCGTGTTTGGAAGTGGTTTAACTCTCGTATATGGTAATTCCATATCATCTAAGAATGCCAGATACTCAAATTCAGATACTTTTGAACCCTTAGATGCTATTGCATAATAATGTTCTATATCTCCATTAACGACACTTCGTTCATATTTTCTTTTGAATGTTTTTAATCCCTCTAAACACTCTTGTGCAGTTTCTTTACTTCGTGGATAATGATACCCTTTATGTAATCTATACTGGTTGACATCTGAAGCTGCCATCATCACATCTTCAAGTTCCTCGTGTAACTCTACTTGATGTCCATCGTTTGCTAAGGCAACCGCAGCAGTTGTTCCAAATATTCCCCCACCTACAACTAAAGCTTTTGGTGACAATGTTTTTTTAACTTGCTCTGATATCTTAGTAGCGTTTAGTGTGAGTTTTCTGTTTAACTCATAATCACCTGAGTTTGAAAATAAAAATTCAAACATAGTTCTCAATGGATTATTCTGATTATTTGTTAAATCCTCGTTGTTTACAAAATGAACCACTTGTGAACTATCTCCGTAAAAAAACTCTGCTGTTCTTCCGTCTTGTAATTCTACTTTAAAATCATTTGGTTCGCCTGTGATGTCTTCTATTTCAAAATCAGTATCTCCAACCCACATCATAAAGTGATGATATGCTAATCTGTCAATGTAGTTTTTATCTTTCTGATTTGGTTTAGTCCAAACAAAATGATTTACATCGTCATATATATCGTAATCATCTCTCCAAGTAAATACATCATCTACATATAATTTTACACCCATAGTGTCTGCAAAATCGTATAATTCTTTTGATGACTCATAAGTTAGTGTCAATGGTTTTTCACAAAATACATTTTTCTTCTGTGCTAACCAATAAGAAACTTGTTCATAATGTAAATCATTTGGTGTTGACAATATAATCCAATCGGCGTCTTTTGAATCCACCCAATTAATGTATTTCAGACCATTGATTGCATTATCAATTACTGCGCCCCATTTTCCGTGTCCTATTAATGATACTTTAGTCATACAAATATTTAAATGTTTTTTCCATCCAAAATGGAACTGATTTATCTTTATCTGGCAATCCATTGAAATGATATATCCAACCTAATTTAGTAAACAACATATCGTCTCCTAATATTTCTTTCTTCAACATACAACCCATATTGTATTTATACCCTAACAACTTGACATCAACATTCTGCTGTCTGAGATTAAAGTTTAATGGTGTTTGGTCTGTCCCTATACCATAACTTTGTTGTATAAAATTAATTTCTTTGATGTTCTTAAAATAAAACTCTCTCATATACTCAAAGAATTCTCTATGTTTCTGATTGACTATTTGAAATCCACTATTACCATACTCCCAATAATTCCACCACAAACGATAGTTTCCCCCATCCTTATCATAAACTCTTTTCTTATAGTGTTCCATACCTCTCAATACCCAATCATAACTTCCGTCATCGTGAACCAAGCAATACTTATCCTCTGTTTCTTCAAAGAAGTTTGGACAATCAGGATGAACTATTGTATCTGCGTCCACCAATAATGTTTGGTTTGCTCTAATCTTATTAGCGTCATAGATATCAAATAAAAAATATCTTTGCCAGATAATATGCATATCATCCATTGACAATATTGGTTCCTCTAACAAAAATAAATCAACATCATTTTTTTTACACCACCTTCTCCAACTTTCAATACCTATTTCATACTCTGACTTGAGTTGTCCATCTTTTTTGACTGCTATTATGAATACTATGTTTTTATCCATTGTGCCACGTCCCTGATAAAGGTTTTCCTTTGTACATATCTTCATCACTTTCTGGAATATATTTATCACCAGTATTCGTCCAAGTGTTTTTCATAATCTCAGTTCTTTGTTCTATTGGAAAACCTGTAAAATGCCAAACCCAACTATACTTTATGAAAAATGGTGTTTTGTCATCTCCATCTTGAAAGTTGTGACTAAACATTTCTTTTTTATGCATTGCGAACATATTCCAAATTGGTGGTATTAACTTGACATCATAATTGTTTATCTGTAACAAATAATTAAATAGTGTTTGTTCTCTTCCACCACCCTTGTTCCAATTATCAAGCTTCTCTTGGTTTTGAAAGTAAAACTCTCTTAACTTTTCATAGATTGAAAGAGAGTTATTGTCAAGATACACCACACCAGCGTTTATATATTTATCTAAATCTATTTTAAAATTAGGAAAAAACTCACCACCATAATTAGTAACACTCTCATCTAACCATCTTAGGTTTGCATTATCTTGAACACCATATACTCCACTCTTAATTAAACCAAATGGGCTAGGAGCTTTCCAATGAATCATAGTATCACTATCAACGATTGCAATCTTTTTGTAGTCTTTACCCACATCACAAACATCAAGTTTATTCCAAATCGGAAATTTATATTTGTCATTGTGTTTGTCTGCCACAATAAAATCAATATTATTCTTTCTACACCAAAACTTCCAAGCTAATTTTGCATACTTAGCGTAATCAGAATTTCTGAATGTTGATGTCTCGTGATTGACTGCAACCATATAGACTAAGTTTCTACTCACTTATAACCTCTTTTATGTAATCTTTTAGATTAACTTTTGGTTCATATCCAATATCTTTTTTAGCAATTGATGTATCACAAAGAGTCACTTTTGCCTCACCTGGTCTCTCAGGTATGTAAGTGTATCCCCACTCAAACATTTCTGCTAACTCGTTGATAGAGTGATTTTCCCCTCTACCTAATTCTACAATATCTAAATCAAAATCATTACTCTCGGAAGTTAATATTAACCCTTCAACGATATCATCGATGTGAGTAAAGTCTCTTCTTTGCTCACCATCACCTGTGATTGTCAACTCTTCTTTGTTTTTGTATTGTGTTTCAAATACACCAATTACCGTACAATACTCACCCTCTGTAAGTTGATGTGGGCCATAAACATTATAGAATCTACAAACTTTAGCATCAACATCAAACATTCTTTTGTATGCGATACAAAGTTCATCACCCATCACCTTTGAGAAAGTGTATGGATTTGAATAGTGTCCACTATGGACTGATGAAGAACCAGCGTAGATTACTTTACATTTTTTATTTCTTGCCCACTCTAATATATTCATAGTTCCCAACATACCGATTTCCATAGTCAATGCCGGAAACTCAAATGATGGTTGTATTCTCGGAAGTGCTGCCAGATGATAAATGATATCTGGATTTTCCATAAAGAAATCAAAGTCAATCGCATCTCTAATATCTACATCGTGATATACACAACCCTCTTGATGATTCTCTTCTGTTCCTGTGGAATAATTATCTATTGACACAACCTCGTGTCCGTCTTTTAATAACCTTTTAATTAGATTAGTGCCTACAAATCCTGCACCGCCTGTAACCATTACTTTCATTTTAACTCCTATAATATGTCATCATATAATTTGTTTTGCATTTCTTGTCTTTTAATATCTTTTTCGTGTTTTAAAGTCAATTCCTCGTGTGGTGGTAAATGTGAATAAGTTTGTGCTCCATCTATTACCTCGTGAACTGGCTTTATCCACTTAATGTGGTCTGCATTTCTAAATATTCTTGCTTGATAATCTGGAAAGTTTATCCATCCTTGTTCAGTTTGTCTCCACTTCCACAAGTTCATATGAAACTCTGTAATGCCATTTACGATGTTGATTCTTGGAACCCACACTAAATCTGTTTCGTTTATTTCTAATATCTGTGGTAATTGTTTTAGTAATATCTCATTAGGTATCTCGTCTGCGTCGATATGAAATATATAATCACCTGAACATTGTTCTTTTGTAAAGTTTTTTAATGCTGAAAAATCTTTGTCAAAATTAAATGATGTTACTTTTAATTGTCTTGGGCTAAAGTAAGTTCCATACTCATATTTTTCTAATATTTTTTCTAATGCGTAAAACTCATCTTGCACAATACTTTTATCACCAACTTTTGATATGTCTTGTGTAATTACAACTTCATCTTCTTCTCTAATGTATTTAGATAGATGAAATAGTAAATTATCTAATTCTTTGTATTCATTATAAACTGTTATTCCGTAACTAATCTTCAAGACTATTCTCCAATATATTCGCTGTATTTCCTTCGTTGTTAATCTTCTTTGCAACTTCTTTCACTTGCAAACTATTTAAATCATCATATTTTGTCTCAAGGAACACTCTATTCACTCTACATTTTCTTAGTAAGTAAGTTTTAAAGATAGGTGTTGTTCTTAAAAATGCTTTTAGTATTTGGTATAACTTTTCCATTTCTTGAGCATCCGTTTGGGTAGGTGTTGGGTCACCCTTACCTAATATTTTAAACAATTGTTCCAATTTAGTTCTTGGTAGTCTTGGTTTGTCAGATGCGTATAGTTCCAATCCTATGAAAAATTTTACATTTCTACCAGTCGATTTTTTTTTGTAAATATATTCAGGGTCTAAACACAAGACTGTTCTCTGAACACTCCTACCACTTGATTTATATCTAAATGATACAATTTGTCCTGATTCAATTCTCATCCAAGATGTGTTCTTCATAGTTCTTTAATGATTCCCATTTCTACACAAGCTTTCATAAATTCATATTGTCCGTATTCTTTTGCATTTTCCATATCTAATGTATACTCATTTCCCTCATAAACCGGGTCTTTTTGTTCCTCAGGTGATAACTTACGAACTTCTGCAAACTTCCACACCCAATTGTCTTTTGTTCCCTCAGGATATATCATACCGAGTTTACCCATATTCAAGATTGAAGGAAACCAATGTATATCTCTATCATAATCATACATACTGATTTCTCTCATCAATTCTGTTGATGATTCTTTGACTTTCTCTAAACTATCTGAATCATTCTTGTACAATGAATTACTTGCAAATCCACAAGCAAAACACATAAAAGAACTAAACTCTTCTATTTCTAATTTGTCCTCAAAACATTGTTTGTCATTGAAACAATTAGGACAAGTTATTTTTATTTCTGCCATATTATCCCTTTTTTAATGTTGGTAATTTTAGTTTCTTTGGTTCTTTGGTTAGTTTTGGTATCTTCAACTTAACTGGCTGTGGGACACCCTCTAACATTTCATCCACAATAGATATTAATTTTCCACTCATTAGTTCGTGAGTAAATGTATGTCTATTGACCATCATTTGTTTTTTACCTTTTAATTGATACTTTGGATAGTTTTGATAAACATCTCTCATTAGTTTACTTGCTATCCCATAATTTACTGTTGCCCAACCTGCTTCAGGATTATGATATTCTTTTGGAAATGCTCCTGGTGGAACTTTTGTCATAATATGTGGTAGTTCCACTGTATACATTTTATCTAAGAAATCTGCTTGACCTGTAGCGATAGGTGCTAATATTGGTTTACCACTAAATGATGCTTCTAATAATGGTCTACCAAATCCCTCTCCGTGAGTAAATGTCAAGTGAGCTTTTACTTTTGGATGATTATACATTTGATTCATTTCCTCATCAGTTAGGTCTCCGTGTAATAGATATACATCTGGCAAATCATCAGATTGAATATTATCTTGTATCATCTTTATTTTTTTGAAAATATCTTTTCTATCGATGACTGAGAATCCTGCTCCACTTGTCTTCATAATTAAAGCTGGTTTCTTTTTCTTACCTTTAAATGTTTCCAAGAATACTTTCAACATCATACCTGTATCTTTTCTATCTTCTCCAAGGTTACCACTCAACCAATGTCCTACATAAAGAAAACAAAAATCATTATCTATTTTAGAAAATTCTTTTTTTAAATTATCTGATATTTCTTTCGTCTCTTTGTATATGTTTGGGTCTGCTCCTTCAAACAATACATCCAATGGTTTTTCTGCCTTAACTATACCGACAACTTTTTTTGTCTTGTTATCAACCTTGTCAAATGTGGTATCTTCAAATCCTTTTTTTGAAAACTCTGATGTCAGAATTGTCAAGTCCATACGATTGATACCATCAAACCAAGTAGCTGGTGGAATCGTATGTTCGATACCGGCTGTAATACCAATATTCTTTTTAGCTATCGGTGTAAACTCATTTGGAACCACGATATGAATATGAACATCAGGTTGTTTTTCCATAGTTGGTTGTCTTAAAATTCTTTTTTCAATCTCTTGATGATGTGGATTGTCTGCTTCTAAAGCATTCATTGGTGTTGTTCCCCAACGAACTGCTTGTATTCTTACATCGTATTTGTTTGACTCAATCAATGCCCTACAAATATCTCTTGCGTGATTTCCATAACCACTACGAGTTCTAACTGGAGCTGTTACTAATACTAATGGTTTCATACTTTAAATACCTCATATCTTTCTCTTGGTGTCCACTTTTCAAATGCAGTATTCATATGGTCTATGAATAATCCACACATTGCTTTTGCACTCATCATAGATTCTTCTCCACAAACAAACTCGTGTCCTTTAAATCCTGCTTCTTCTCTTTCCTCTGATGAAACTTCATACCATTCATTTATTTTTTCAGATACATCAACATAGTCTATTCTATCATCAAAAATATATGGTGTTGGTATTGAACCTTGTAATGAACGACTCTTAGGCCACACTGGTTTTACCCATTCACCCCAAGTTAAATCTTTATTATCTTGCCACTTTCTCCAATCGTGTAGTGTTTCAATCTTACCATAATCTTTGTAAGTTAAGAAGTGGTCTCTGAATTTAAATCCACATTGGTCTTGTAATCCACCTGTAACATTCACGATGATTGGTGTTCCTGCCATTAGTGATTCACAAGTCCCTAATCCAAATCCCTCATTGGATGCGATGTTAATAGTTACATCAGCTATATTGTATAAATAATTCAGATGTTGTGGTGATAATTTTTCAGTAGAAAAGATTATGTTTAAATCAGGACACATAGCTTCAACCACCGCAGGTAAATCTGTTCCGTGTTGGTCTGTTGGTTGTGTATGTAAAACAAATGCCACCCTATCTCTTTTTGCTTTAGGTAACTTATCTGCAAATGTTTTAAATGCCATAATAGCATCTGATGTCATTTTTCTTTTGATGTTTCTATTATTGTAGAACAAACAAAAGTCTACATCTTTTCCCTTGAACAATTCAGACTTCATCTTGTTCATTTCTAATCTTTCTTTTTCATTCTTTACCGGATAGAAATGTTTTTCGTTGATTCCGTGTGGAACATAAGTTGAATCCCAATCTGTCCTTGGTTTATCTTTACAAACATTCTGAACGATATTATGCGTTTGTTTTGAAATATTCATAATCAAATCACAACTTTCATAAAATGGTTCGTTCCACATTGGATAAGGTAAGTCATCCCAAATATTATAATAGTATATTGGAATATGTTGTCTTACTTCGTGTTCCATATCATATAACCACTTCCAAAATCTTGGGTCTGTGTAGTGTAGGATTGCGTCTGGCTTTTCTACTTCTATTAAATTTCTCAATAAATCTTGACTACCATATCCATCAACTGGATATAATTTTAGATAGGCGTCTTCAACACCACTATCTTTTCTGACACTATCACACATATCCACTGCTTTACCAGCGTCTGGATGTTTTATAGCTCCAGCCACTTGAACCCAATCAT